CTCGGTCGGTGCAGTACCGGTCAAGTTCAAGTATGACAAGAACGGCACCATGGTCGTTACCAAGGCCAACCTTGTCGAAATCAGTCTTGTGGCACAGCCCGCTTTTGCGGACGCTGTGATCACTGAAATCGCTGCGTCTCAACCTGAAGAGGAAGACGCTGTCGAACCCAACCCAAATGACATTCCTGAGGAGGAAACCATGTCACAAGAAACCCCAGCGGTTGAGGCTTCGGCTGAAATCGTTCCAACATCCCCCATCGTGTTTGCACAAGCACGCAAAGAAGTGAAGTTGCCAACAGCAGCCGAATACATCGCAGCAGCAATGGCTGGTGGCGATCAATGGCGCGAGATGAGCGAAGCACTTCGCGCAGCCGCACCAGACGTAGTAACAACCGACACACCCGGCTTGCTCCCTACTCCAATTGTTGCTCCTGTTTACAACAACTTCATCGGCCGTCGCCCAGTTGTTGACGCCGTTGGCGTACGCGCAATGCCCGGTGGTGGCAAGGTGTTCATCCGCCCAGAGGTGACCACACACACCAGCATCGGTGCATCCATTTCGGAGCAGTCACCAACCGCTGGAACTTTGGTTGTGTTCAATAACCAAGTGACCAAGCAGATTTTCGGTGGATACGTAAATGTGTCGGAAGCCGAATTGGACTGGAGCGATCCCGCAGTTCTTCAAGTTTTGCTTGACGACATGGGCCGTATCTACGCAAACGCCACAGACAACTACGCCGCAGACCAACTGGCTTCAGGTGCAACCACCACCAGCAACTTCACTGCCGCATCCGTCGACGATCCTTCGTACTGGGCAGAATGGGTTGCAAACGCAGCCGAAACCATTCTTTCCGCATCAAACGGCAACCTGCCAACACACATGTTTATGAACCCATCAATGTGGGCCGAACTTCTCAAGTTGTCAGACACGGCAGATCGTCCGTTGTTCCCACAGGTGGGCCCAATGAACGCGTTCGGTAGCCTTGCTCCCGGTCAAGTAAACGGCAACGCCTTCGGCCTTCAGGTCGTTGTTGACCGCAACTTCAACGCTGCGACTACCATCATTGCGGACGCATCTGGCTTTGAACTGTTTGAACAGCAAAAGGGTGCAATCAGCATTGACTCGCCTTCAACATTGTCTCGCACAATTGCGTTCCGTGGCTACTTTGCCGCGCTCATGATTGACTCGAGCAAGTTCGTCAAGGCAAACTTCGTCTGATCCACGAATAGTTCGGGGAAGGGTCTGAGATGGCAGTAAGCACTATCACGCATGTGCGACGCGTAGACAACTACGCGGCTGTTCAGACCCTTACCGACGCCGAGGTTCAGCCGGGCGACTCCGTCACGGTTGCAGCTGTAGCCCTTGCTGGGTTCAACGCCACAGCCACAGTTATTTCAACCGAACCGTTTTACCTAGATGGCGTGGACGACGAGGGGTATCTGGTCTTTGACTATGACATCCCACGCCAAAACCAAGTCATCTATGTAAACAGCGGAGCCGACGTTGCATACGAGGCCGAGTCTGGAACTTTGACGTATACGCAGTCGGTGTCGTGGATTGTCGCAGCCGATGTCACTTCATGGCTTGGCATTGACGTTGCCACCGCTAACGACACAGCCTTCGTTACTGTTTGTGTAAACGCCAGCAACGCTTGGTGCTATCGCAAGCGCCGTGAGGCTGGTTACATCGACTCGATGACTACTGTGCCTAGCGCCGACGTCAAACTCGGGACCGTTATGTATGCCGCAACGCTTTACCGCGAGCGCGGCTCAGTGGACTCGTTTGCGTCGTTTGACTCGATGGCTATCGGTGCTTCACCATCGGCCACACTGGGTCGCATCATGCAGCTTCTTGGCTGTGGCAGAGCGCAGGTTGCGTAGTGTCATCGTCGGGCATCCTGTATGACGCTGTAACGGCCTGCAAAACAGCGCTTACGGCTTTGGGTCTTGTGCCGATTACTGACCCGCGTAACGCCCGCCCGCTTTCCGTTCTTATTGAATTGCCCACTGTCACCGCGTTTACATACAACGTGGGTGACATTGAGCTACGCCTACGCGTCTTGGCCCCACCCCCGGGCAACCAAGATGCGGGCGACTATCTCATGCAAATCGCAGACCAAATCATGAACAGCACCATCGCGGTCACTGATCTACGACCCGGTCTAGCGAGTGTTGGCGGGCAAGACCTACCGACGTATGACCTATCCGTAGCCATTGCTGTAAAAAGGAGCTAACCATGGCAACTACAACTTTCCTGTCCAACGCGACCATCAACATCACTCAAGGTGCCACCACCTATGACTTGTCTGACCAAGCGAACCAGTGCACACTCACCATCGGCTCCGACTCGCTTGAGATCACAGCCTTCGGCGATACGGGCCACAAGTTCGCACCGGGTCTTCAGTCGGTTGACGTGAGCATCACTTTCTTCTTGTCGTACGGTGGCACAGGTGCCACGTCGGAAGTCGAAACAGCGCTTGCAGCGATGGTCGGTCTGGGCACGACCACACTTGTCATCAGCCCATCGGGCACAACAGAGTCGGCGTCTAACCCTGAGTACACCATCACCAACGCAATGCTTGCGTCGTTTACGCCTATCAACTCCACCGTGGGTGAGATGGCAACCGTAACCGCCAACTGGGTCGGCGGCACTTGGGCACGCGACATCACCTGATCCAACACATAGGGAGAAACTATGAAACTGACACTGCAAGTCACCGAGCGTGACCAGCACTACACCGTCACGACCAACCTTGGCGTGATTGTGGCTTGGGAACGCAAGTTCAAGCGCAAAGCGTCACAACTAGGCGAAGGCATCGGAGTCGAAGACTTAGCGTTCATGGCGTGGGAGTGCTGTAAACAAAACAGCATCTCCGTACCCATCGTCTTTGACGAATACGTCAAGCGTCTCGAGAACATTGAAGTGGTGGACAACGAACCTGTAAACCCTACGACCGAGGCACATACAACTACGGATTAGCGTCTTTGCTACTTCGCACAGGGTATTGGCCTCCTGACATACCATTTGACCTAGACACACTGGCGACAGTGCTCAAGGCAGCCGAAGACATGAAGGAGGGCTGATGCCATACGACGCAAACATGGAGTTTGTCGGGTTGCGTGACACCATCCGCGCTCTCAACAAAATCGAGCCGGGTCTTCGTAAACAGTTCGTTTCCGATGCTCGCCGTATTGCCCAGCCCGCCGTTGATAACGTGCGCCGTGGCTACACGAAAGTTCCGTTGTCTGGTATGTCGCGTAAGTGGTCGCAAGACGGTCGGCAGTTGTTTCCGTTTACAGTCGCTAAGGCCCAACGTGGCGTGCAAGTCAAAGTGGACACCGACCGACGCACCGACAACACCATTTCAATTATTCAACGCGATCAGGCAGCTGCCATCTTTGAGACCGCGGGCCGACGCAACGCCAACAGCCTTGAGCGTTCGCTTGGTGAGTTGGCACCGGGTCGCACACGCATTATCGGTCCCGCTGTTTACAGGTCGCGCCGACTGTTTGAGGATGAGCTACGCGCGTCCATTCTTCGTGTCACTAAGCGCGTACAGAAAGAATTGAACTAATGCTGTCGATACCTATTTCCACCACGTTTGCTGGGCAGGGCATCCAGAAGGCCATAAAGTCGTTCAAGCAACTTGAGACGGCTAGCGACAAGGTCAAGTTTGTTCTCAAGGCTGGCGCTTTGGCTGGCGCTGCGGCTTTTGCTGCGTTGGGTGCTGCTGCGTTTCAGGCTGGGCAACAGTTGGTCGGGTTCGCTCGTATGGCTGCCGACGATGAGAAAGCCCAGAAGCAGTTAGCGCTGTCTATTCGTGCGTCTACTAAGGCTACGGATGCCCAGATTGCGTCGGTTGAGGATTACATTGACGTGACCCAGCGCGCTGTCGGTGTGGCCGACGATGAGTTGCGTCCTGCGTATGCGCGTATCATTCGCTCGACTCGTGACTTTGACAAGGCCCAGCGTCTGCTCAATTTGGCGCTTAATGTGTCTGCGGCGACCGGTAAGCCCCTAAAGCAAATCGTCGAAGCCCTGTCCAAAAGTTTTGACGGATCTAATACGGCAATTACTCGTCTTGGTCTTGGCTACGACAAAGCCCAACTCAAGGCAATGTCTTTCAACGACATCCAGAAGGATCTTGAAAAGCGGTTTAGCGGGTCGGCTTTGGCTAACGCTGAAACTTTTGAGGGCACGATGGCTCGGTTCCGTATCACAGTGGACGAATTAAAGGAGTCGCTAGGTGCTGCACTTTTGCCGTACCTGAAGCGCCTAGCGGAGTACGGCATCCAGATTGCGGACGCGTTCGGTAAGGACGGCGTTGCTGGAGCCTTTGCCGAGTTAAAGTACATTCTTACTAATTTGCTGTATGGCAACAACGGCCAACTCAACGCTGCTGGTCGAGCCTTGAACGACCTAATCATGAAGTTCAACACTCTTAGCAAATACTTCAACGTTGGTGCCACTATTACTGATTACGCAACTGGTAACGCTTTTATCCGCGCTACTGGTCAGTTGACTGGTAGCCCAATCCAAGGCTTCGGCGTCCCACAGGCTCCGACCCTTTCCACTTTGCCAGGCTTTAGGTTGCCGGGTCGTAACCCTGAAAACGCTCAAGTAACAATCAACATGATGGGCGTAGTTGGTGATCGCGCAGCCATCGGACAATACGTTGACGCTGCTCTGCGCCAGTGGCAACGCCGAAGCGGTGGACGCTAATGCCATACCCGGTCGCTGTTGTTGAGATTGCGTTTACAGACGGCCCGTATGTGGTGTCGCCTACTTGGACTGACGTGACTTCCTATGTGCGTGGGATGGACATTTCTCGAGGCATCCCAGACGACTGGACTTTGCAGGCTG